TAATGGGTTAGCTTCAGTAATAACCCCTTTGATGAAGTTATTAACTTGCTTTTCTGATACAATGCGTGCCATCTTAATCCTCTAAGGATTCTAATTTAGCCTTCTTATCTTTGAGTGGTACCTTATCCAGGGTGGCCAGGTAGCGTGTAATCGCTGCACCAGCTTCTCTTACAGAAGTATAAACACCATCAAGAGCAGCGGGGAGTGCCCCACCTTTTACTTGCCGTAGTCTGGTGTGTGCAGTAGTGGGACAGATATATGTTTCAAAATCATCTTGATTCAAATTCATTTTAACCCTTTCTACCATAAGACGGGATCTTCACACCACCATCAGTCTTAAACTTACGCTGAGACATCTTTCTCTTTTGACTGAGGGAATGTTGTTCAGCCTTACCATTCGGGGTCTGTTTTAATGCAACAAAGGCAGATGCCTTGGACTCATTCAATAGATAAGAGAAAGCCTGTGGGGGCAGGTCTGGGATAAAACTATCGGCAATAGTAAAGGATGGATGATATTGACCATACATTTGTAACTTAGCACTCTGGAGGGTAGTGTCTACTAGGTTATCGTAGGAATCAAACCACAGGCTCTTCTGGTCAAAGGTTGTCCAGTAAGTAGGAGCAACATCATCTTTAATCAATAAACTAATAGTGGATGTTGGTTCAATGACTGAAGTGATATTAGATTCAGAAGAGTCTCTCTTATTACAATAGCTGATAAAGTCATAAGGCTCCATAAACAAGATATCTTCAAACTTATCCTGTGTATCTGTACTCTTACGCTTGTTATATTTGATCCATTCAAAATCTACTACATTCTCAGGTAGAAGGATTTGAACAGGNCTGAGGGAAGTACCAGAAGANTCTGCCTTAAATAATCTNTTGAAGTTAGGCCAGGTATCCCCATCAGTAATATTATAGTAAGTAGTCTTTACGATCTGGGCTACTTGTTGTGCTTCGATTGTATCATTGATACTGTTGATCTCATCTGAATCAAGATCATTTAGGATATCTTGCACCATCTCTAATAGGGTTAACTTAGACATCTTTAATCTGCCTTCATAATCATCAAGGTTAGGCCGGTCTCTGTGGCTGTAATTGCAGTACCAGAGGTAGTAGCATCACCTGCCACATGGATTGATACAACATCACCAGCATTTAGGTGAGCAATACCAACTGCACCAGTGTACAACTTATCCGCATTATTAGAGATCTTAGATGTTTTTACTTGCCTTGTAGCTACAACGCCATTAACAGCGTACTTAAAGTAATATTCTGAACCAGATGCAGCGGCGGCTGTAGTAAAGTTAATCCAGAAATTTAATTTGTATTGCCCAGCAGTAAGTACAGTGAAAGTACCATCAGCAGCAATCTGTGTTACACCAAAATTACTNCCTGCTGNCCACATACCAGTAGGGTTTAATTTAGCAAAAGCACTAGCAGCAGATAATGTTTGTGCTACTGAACCACCAGTAATGTATAGTTCACTATAAACAGAGCCAGAAGGGAATACCCATGCGCCACTAGCGGCACCATCGGCTTGATAGACTTTACCTAGTGCAGCAGTAGAAATACCTTTAGGCTCATGTCTCTCGCCATCAGAAATATTTACATGTTCAATCGCCATTTCATTCCCTTTATAAGAAAATGGGGAAGCCCCGCAAAGCAGAACCTCCCCAACAAACTACCTACAACAGATTAACGATTGTAGATATACTCTACTACAACACGGCCTGCGCCAGTTAGGAGGTCGGCAGCAGATGCAGTAACCTTTAGTTCACCAGCGGCTGCACCGATACCAACACCAACCAAAGCACCGGTGCCAGTGATTACTGAGTTAGCCACAGCAATAGTGGTTTGGCTTGCATTCACAGCAGTGATTAGGCCATCAGCATCAATAGCAACACCAGCACCAGTGTACAGACCAACTTCTAGATCAGTAGTAGTGGAGGTAGAAGTGAAGGCAGTATCGACAACCAGTTTTGCACTGACGACAGTAGCATTGGCTGGCAGGCTGAACTGCATGTTGCTAGAACCGTAGGTGGGAAGGTCATTATAGGAGAACTCCCAAATGGCTTCCTTAACAATACCAGCAGCGGTTGAGGATTGGCCACCAAACTTCTCATCGGTGGTACGGGGGCCGTAGTGATTCATTACACCACGAATAGCAGTTGTTTCAAAACCCATGATATGGCTCCTTATTAATAAGTGGTGGAAGAGGTAAGGATAACACCAAGGGTATCAGTACGCTGTGCACCGAAGCCAAAGCGTGAGGTAACTTGGAACTTATCAGAACGCTCTTCGTTATCTCTCCAACCTTCGGTCTTAGGCATGCGTCTCCAAGCGTGCATGATAGGCTTAACCTGATCATCAGATACACACATAAAGATGTTAGCCACATCACCAATTTCAGCAGTGTCGTTAGCAAGACCATAACCAGAAGCATCTAGTGCCTCAGTAGCGGTCTTGGTTGGCAGATAGTTGGAAGTCCAAATATCAAAGCCCATAATGTTCTTAACGAACTTATGATTCTGAGCGAAACCGGAAGTGATGATACCTTCCCACATTGGGTTATACGCAACAGCAGTAGCAGAAGTTACTAGGCTATTGATGGTTGCTTCAACGATTGGATCAACACAGACGATACGACCAGCAGCAGGGACATTAGCCTTATCGAAAGCTAGTTTCATAGCTACGAAGTCAGCCATAGTCATAATACGGTTGGTAGCACCAGCACCACCAGCAACCCAACGGTGTGGGCGGCCATTGACTAAGTTAACACTAGCATTAGTCTGGGCAGTACCAGCAGCATTTAGGAACTTGGACTCGTGGAACTCACCGAATGCACGGGTGGACTCTTGAGCACGCATTGCCATTAGGGTGTCGATTTGTGAACCATCTTCACGGAGGTCATCAGTAACCTTCCAAGCATCACCAATATAATCGGTAATTGCAAGGGTGATGGTACCAGTGTCGATGTTGGTAAAGTTTAGTGGGACATCTTCCTGTGCGTCCTGTAGAGTTACAGTACCGACAGTTTTGATGTTAAGAGTGGTGCCAGAACCGAAATCAGAGACATCGCGGAACATACCACCTGGGAGTAGATAGTCATGTAGATTCTCAAGAATAAACTTGGAATACTGTTGTGCCTCAATAAAGGCAGTGGTGTTTGTAGTATCATGTGCCATTTTAATTAGCTCCTAAAAATTGATTAATTAATACCTAGTTCTTTACGGACTGCATCACCAGCATTTCTCCAAGCATTTACCAAATCTTTAGTTGTTGCAGCTTTGGGTAACTTGGCACTGGGAGCAGCGTGATTGGTGTTCTGAGATAGTGCTTCAGTATTTACAGAACCAGTTGGTTTAGATGGAGTAGTTTGTCTTTGCCCCTCTAGTCCAGCTAGTTTTAATACAGCAGCAGGGGAAGTAGCGGCTACAGAGTTTAAGAATTGAACAGAAAGACCATTGTCTGCTGCAATCTTCTCATACATCTCTGGAGCCTTCTCACCGAACTTCTCATTAAAACTTTGAACAACAGCTTGGATATTACCTTGCTGTTTTTTCTTAGCTTCGCGCTGATCAAGAGTTTTATCTACAAGAGCAGCTAAACTTTGTGGATCTAAACCAGATTGAGGGGTTGCCTCTCTTTGTTCAGGTACACGGAATTCTTCTAGAAGTTCCTCAGCCGTCTTACGCTTTGTGAGTTCATCTCTCAATGTTTGCATCTCTTCTTCAAGTTTATGAATATGAGACTGGGCATGGGGGACACTCTTTAATGCGTCTTCAACTGATCTATACTTCCGACCATCACCTACTAGTTCTGCAACCTCTTGTGGGAGGGTAAACTGTGGTGCTGGGTTTTGGGCTTCTACTTCGTTAGCCTCGGTCTGGCTAAAAATACTTTCTTCTGACATCGAATACCTCTGGTCAAGGTTTGGGAATTAAATCCAATACTTTCTGGTAAGCCTTAATAGTACCTAACTGATATGCCTGGAACTCAGCCCATGCTGGTAATGAGAAATTATCTTCATCTCTTTGCTTTCTTGCCGCCATATCAATAGCGTCATCCAAATAAGCAATTAGATACCGATAAACATCTTCTTTACTTTTAACAGTTTCTGTTTTAAGAGACTTAACCATAAGTGATATTTTAGATTAAGGGCCACTTGACAAACAATATCAAGTATTGTATCATAATGGAATTACAAACCACTACAAGGTACAATATGTCTAAATGGAAATTAGAAGCACCAACTATTAAGGTTAAATTATTATCTGGTATGACTATGCAAGCTATTGCAGATGACTACGGCGTAACCAGAGAATTTATCCGTCAAATTAAAAACAAATACATTAAAGAACTATCAGAAAGAGATGAATATGGTAAAGGTAAACTAAAGAAAGAAAGAATACTAGAGAAGACAAAACACCTATTAGAGAGATACGGCAGGGTGTCTTGGAAGTATGGGGCTGATATTGAAGAGCGTGTGGCTACAATGATCACAGCCAAAAAGAATAATGCCTTTAGAAAAGGTATCCCTTTTAATATTGGCCCAATGGACGTTGACTTCCCAAAGTATTGCCCAATCCTTGGTATGGAATTAGATTATTTTTCAGAAGGAAGGCCAGTGCCGGAGAATACACCATCTTTTGATAGAATAGACCCAACTGAAGGTTATATCAAAGGTAATGTTGCTATCATCTCATGGAGAGCAAACCGTATTAAGAACAACGGTACAGCTAAAGAACACAGGATGATAGCAGAGTGGATGGACTCTATTGCACTGGTTGAGAGTCCATCATCATCTCTTCCACAGGAATCTGATCCTCAGTCATAACAGTTTGTTGTGCCTGGTTAATCAGCCTCTGTGTTTCAGCTTGCTCAAAGATAGCTGCATTGTCGATGATGAAGTCATACTCTTCAAAGCCCATAAAGTCTTCTACAAGTTTAGCTAACTTCTTGGCACTAATATGTGGTGCAATAATCTGACCAACTGGGCTGTTGAAGATACCGTTAATATTCTGTGCTAGTTGTGCTCTTGTAGCATAATGCCTAGACCCAACAGCACGGAGTTTACCCTTAGCAGTAATATCTTCTTTAGTAATTGTCATAAAGTCAACAACACCAATATCAGTGTCCATAACCCGAATAAGGTCAGATGCCTGCATATTGCGCCTAGCAATCTCTAACATAGTGTTCAGTAGGGGTTCTAGGAACTCAATCTGGAACTTCATTACCTTGTGAGTAAAGATCCGTCCAGCAGCATTCTGTAGTTGTTGTACCTCGAATGCTGTCTTCTCGCCAGGACTACGGATGCCCATAGCCTCTTTAGGTGCCCCTGCCATCTCTTCCATCATCATTAAGAGATAACCGATTTCATTATTAACTTGGAATGCAGCAGGGTTAGGTGCAAGCATACCTACATCACCATCCTCAGGTACATGGACAGTAACACCAGGTGCCCATTCAAATGGCTCTACATCACCTACAATCTTAATTGGTGGGTGAATAGTCATATCTAAAGCATCGGCTTTAAGGTTCTCTAGGTGGTCTACTCTGTACTGCATACCAACTAAATTATCTAATGGCCCCATACCGTAAAGGTTATCAGGACGATCTCTCCAACCTACATGTTCTTTAGCACTTCTACCAAACCATGAAGGGTTGACAATATTCCTTAAGATGTGTGTACGATCAATAATAGTGATGATTCTGTTTTCTAGTAATTCATCTTTTTTACTATCATAGATGTCCCCTTCAAACTCAAGGATTTCTACATACTCTGACTGATAATACTCTTGTAGGGTACCAAAACCATCAATTAAGTATCCTTCTGCTTTGTTCCAATCTTCCATACTGAAGGCAGACATAGCAGAACGAATACCAATAACCTTATCGACTACACTCTTGTCATAGCCTAATTTATCATCTTTTAGATCTTTCTTCAGCTCACCAATAGTTTTTACATAACGGGTAAACTTAGGAGATTCTTTGAAGTCAGTAACAGTTGGGTTAAAGACAATATCAAATGGACTAATTCTTACTGCCTTAGGGCCGATAAAAGTAGGTACTTCCTCACCGGTAACAGGATCAATATGTTTATTATCTTCCCAGGCAATATCACCAAAAACATTACCGTAATCAATGTAATCATACAACATTCTAGATACGGTTTGACGGAACTTACCCTCTCTTAGCTTATTCTTCATATAAGCCTCAATAGCACTACGCTTCTTAAGGGTTACATCATCACGACTATGGCCTTCCCACTTTAACCAATTGTCATTAGGGAATAAGGCATCAAGGTAGTTAGCATGTAAGTTATCTCTGATCTGCGTGATCTTAGGTAGGGTTGTTGAGTTCTTCCAAGGGAGAGAGGCATTACTTGTCTTGGTAGTGTCTGTAGCAAAGATATAGTTACGCAATTCACGCCATTCAGATTCCTTCTCTTGGCGTTGGATGTACCATTGGTTGTACAGGGAGGCCAGCTTTTTAGCTAGGTCATCCGCACCAACAACAGATTCAATTTTAGCAGGTTTTGCAGACATTATTTCTTACCTTTCTTT